CAGAAAACATTTTGGCTGGTAACGCAAACCGTGATCTTCGCGCGTTCCTCAGGGTCACCGGTTTTGAGATCGCACGAAACAACTCTGGATTTGAGCGTGTTTGGTCTGATGTATTATTTGGTGAAGTGGATATCTGACGAAGGCTGCTATGGCACTTGAACAATTCCCATCTCAAACCGATCCGACGCCGCCTGTAACAACCGTCGCTTCGGCTGTGCAACCGTACCCACAGCCGGTTGATACCACTATGTCGACACCGTCGACGTATCCTCAGCCCGGTCAGCCGGCAATCCAACCGGGGATTAGCGAAACCCAATCCGCTTTGGCGCAACAAGGTGTCATCGACCAGGCATATCTAGACCTGCTGGAGATGCAGGGTTTACAGTTGTACGACCCCTCTCCGGCGTACAAGCCGTTGCCGCGCCCAGCCACCGACCCGCGTTTCGCCCCGCAGGGCTGGACCCCGGAGCAAGGCCCGTACATGTACCAAGGCGGAGGTCTTGTCGACACTAACGGCATGATCCTGACCCGCCCCAACGAACAAGGTGTCGAAGACGTTTACTACTACGACGCCAGCCTCGACGCGTTCAACCTGTACATCTCCAGTAGCCCGTCACAACGCTTGGCAGTCATGCGGATTTTGAACCGCAAAGGTATCCAAACGGAGACGCTTGAAGAGATCGTCCGAGGCTACGCTTACCTGTACGAACAAGCCAACCAGCTCGGTGTCGCATTCGATGTCGCCCTTCAGCGTTTCTCTGTGTACGCGCCAGATGCCCCGATCACTGCGGAAGCAGTTTATCGTGTCACGTCGCCGACAGACATCAAATCGATTGCCCAGCAAACCGCCGTACAGATCATCGGACGTGAAATGCCTGAGGAGGATGCCAACAGGTTTGTGCAGATTTACCAGAATTTGCAACGCGCAGAAGGCCGTCAAGCGGCCGAAGGTGGCGAAGTGATGGCCGCCCCCAGCATTAGCGCGGCCGCCGAGCAGTTTACCCGTGAGCGTTTCGCTGACCGAGCTGACGCCTACGAAACGCTGAACTATATGGACATGTTCTTCAACGCGGCGAGAGGATTGTAATGCCAGCCGAATACAACCCTGATCCGTCCGCTGGCGCAATCCCACCGGAAGAAGTAGCCCGCTATCTGTACCAAGCCGGTTTCCGTGGCGAAGCACTCCTCAAAATGGTTGCTATCGGTTGGCGTGAATCACGTTGGCGGCCCACCGCACACCGAAGCGACCGCCCAAAAAGCGAACTGAGCGGCGACCTCGGACTGTTCCAAGTCAACTACACCTGGTTCCGCAACGCTGACGGAACACTCAAACAAGACTTCCTCAACGCCATCGGTGCGGCCAGCCCAGCCGATCTGTTCAAACCAAACATCGCGGCCCAAGCAGCTTGGCTGATTTCACGCGGAGGCACCAGCTTTGGGGCGTGGTCCGTGTCATCCGAACCGGGAGTCGGCTGGTCTGCTGATGGCGACCCGATGAACGGCATCCCGTCTCGCATCTTTGAGCAGTCACGGGCCGCTATCGCGGCGGCCGGTCTTAGTGGAGAAATTGCGGATGTGCGCGTCACCGTCCCGACGACGACAGCGCCAGCACAAGTTTCCAGTCCGACAACTGGCGTTGGGCCACCAGAAATCATTCTGCCTGAGTGGCTCGACATCGAAACTTTAGAAGAAGCCCTTCTTGGCCCCAGAACACCAGCACCGGATTATTCTCCTCGCGCTTCCGACGGGGTCATGGCCAACCCGAACCCGAGCCTGTTCGATATCGCTACTGTTATTGTGCCGCCTGACCGCGTGAGTGAGATCACCTCAACGCGCCCGCCAGCCACCACCACTCCGCCAACGACCACTACAACCACCACGGTCCCACCGACCACCACAACTACGACGGTTCCTCCGACCACCACAACCACGGCACCACCAACCACCACGACAACTATTCCAGGCATCCGAGAAGAATTTGTCGCCCCCACCGCTGTCAAAGGACAATCAGTAATTATCGACGGTGGTTTACCGATCCCCGACGACATGAAGGGTTTGTTACGCCGAATCCTTCAACCCAAATACGTCCTGTTTTTGGACGGCGCCAACCCGTCAACCGTCACCCAAGAAGAACGAAATCTTCTCAACAACATTCTTCGCAACTTCCAATACGTCGATTTTACCGATCCGCGTTTCTTGGCCATGTTGCAGTTGCCTGATCCAAACGATGCGGCACGATCCACGTTGCAAACCATTGAGGACGCGAGGGCGGCCGCCGCAAACCAGCAGCCATCTCAAATTGTGTTGCCGGACATCAGCACCCTGCCAACGCTTCCCGGAGAAATAGTAGAAGGCACAATCCAGCCGGGAGAAACACCAGCGGGATTCGACCCATACGAGCGTTTAGCGCAACAGCCGTCCACCCCGTCACCATTCGTTGCCGCTCCGGCTACTACCGACACTGGTGAAACAACGACATCGCCAGGCTCTGACTATGTCGCTGCTCCTCCGAGCGAAGGCGCTTATGCTGGACTTGAGCCTGTTGTTACGAATGATCCGTTCTCTGAAATCTACGGATACTGGTGGGCAATCGTCAACGACAACCCCGAGCTGATGAACCTCATCGAAACAGCCAAAACAGAAAAATGGGGCGCGCTCGAATTTCAATACCAGTTGGAACAAACCACTTGGTGGAAGACAACGTCAGATTCGGCCCGCGAGTTCGATGTTCTCAACTCACGCGACCCAGCCAGCATCCAAGCCCGCATCGACACCGTCGCCGAACAAATCCGCCAACTCGCATTGGAACGCAATCTTCGTTTCTCATCCGAAACTTTGGCTGAGATCGCTCGGAACTCAATCAGATTTGGGTGGAGTCTCCAGCAAGGTTTGAACGCCCTCGGCACCGAAGCAATGAAATCTACTGAAGGTGTTACCGCCCTTAGGTACGGGTTTTACGGCAACAAGATCAACGAGATCGCCGCCGACTATGGTGTCACGATTTCAGACACCGAGTTCTCCGAATTGGTCAACAAGTTCGCGGTCGGCAAAGAGAACGAAGAGTCGTTGACTGCGTCGTTCCAAACCAAAGCCACCGCCTTGTTCCCCGCCATCGCTGACCGCCTGATGGCCGGCGAAACATTTTCCGACATTGTCGACCCGTACCGGACAAGAGCCAGCAACATCCTCGAACGCGACTTTGATGTCACCGATTTTGCCCAGAACGACAATTTGGCGCAAGCGGTTACGTTTGTCGGCGAAGACGGCAAGCAGCGCCCCATGACCTATACGGAGTGGGGCAACTATCTGCGATCTAACCGTGATTTTGGTTACGAGTACACCGATGAGGCTGTGGGTCGCGCCTACCAGGTCGCTAACCGTATCGCTGATCTGTTTGGAGCAATCTGATGTCTGACACGTTTGTTTCTAGTCCGCAGGCTGTCCCCGAGGAAGAACCAGCACCGGATGTCAACGCTCAGTTGCTTGCGAATCAGCAGGCGTTCTTCGAGCGGCAGGCTGCCGCCGAGCAAGCCCGTCGGGATGAGGCGCGTCGCGCGGCGCAAAGATCAGCGTTCGATGTTATTGAACAAACACTTGCTAACTACGGGCTGAGCAACCTTCGAAGCTTCGTCAACGACTTGGTGTTCAATCGAAACATTGTTGACGAGAACATCATTATCGGCGAAATCCGTGAGACACCGCAGTACAAGCAACGGTTTGCTGGCAACGAAGCACGCCGCAACGCTGGCTACAACGTGCTGTCCGAAGGCGAATACGTCGCCCTCGAAAACCAGTATCGGCAGTTGATGCGACAATCAGGGTTGCCATCAGGTTTCTACGACAACAACGACGACTTTGTCGGGCTGATTGCCAACGACGTGTCAGTCGGAGAACTGTCGGAGCGCGTAAACCAAGGCTATGAGGCGGTCGCTAACGCTGATCCTGCTGTAATCGGGGAGATGCGCCGTCTGTACAACATCGGCGAGGGCGATTTGGCCGCCTACTTCTTGGACCCCGAGCGGGCTACCCCTGCCCTGTTGCGTCAAGCGCGGGCAGCGACGGTCGCTGGTCAAGCAATCTTGCAGGCAGATATTTCGTTGACGGCCGATCAGGCTGAACAGTTGGCGCGGGCCGGTGTGACTGAGGAGCAGGCGCGTGCAGGGTTCCAAGCCATCGAGCAAGCGGCCGAGTTGTTCGCCCCGCTTCCTGGTCAGGCCGGCCAAGCGATCAGCCAAGCGGAGCAGGTGGCTGGCGTGTTCGGCACCTCCGCTGCCGCCCAGCAACGTATCCGTCAACGGACCCGTGAACGCCTCGCCGAGTTCGAAGCCGGCGGAGGTTTCGCTGCACAAGGATCAGAAGTCACCGGACTCACCTAATTCTGCTACACTTTTGTCGATGCCCAGATAGGGCAGGAACCCCCAGACGGGGAGACATAGCAGCACCGACATCTGCCTCCGGGTGTTGGTTGGGCGAAGGAGTGTACAACTGAATATGGACAGCGAACTCGATCACGACGAGGAAACCGGCCGCAACCCCCTGCGAGACAGGATGAAGCAGCTGGAATCCGAGAACGCTGAACTGAAGGCCAGAGCCGATGAGGCTTCCGCCGCAGCCCGAGAGTTGGCTTTTGTGAAGGCCGGAGTTGATCCGACCCTTCCGATTGCCAAATACTTTATGAAGGGTTACGACGGGGAACTCACCGCTGAGGCAATCAGGGAAGCAGCCATCGAGGCCCAAATCGTCCGAGACACGCAGAAAGAGCAGGTTGCTCAGGAAGCGGGCGCATGGAACCGGTCTAATCAGGCCGCAGCAGGCGCGTCGGATGAACCAGAAATGGATTGGGTGACCCGCATCAACCAGGCTAAGTCAAGCCAAGAGGTTGAGGCGTTGCTGTCCCAAGCAAAAACCGCCCAGCCCTGACATAACAAGTCGGGGCGCCAAACCTTTGGAGCACCCCAATGGCTTACACCACCACCTCATCCCTTTCCGTCGACCAGGCGGCATTTGATCGGCTCGCGTACTTCGCGCTCCGGTCGGAGCTTCTGTTCGACGCCGCCGCCGATGTGATGCCGACCCAGCAGGCGATGCCTGGTTCGTCGGTCACCTTCACGATCTTCAACGATCTGGCGGCCGCCACCTCGGCTCTCACCGAGGATTCCGATGTCACCGCCGTCGCGATGAGCGACAGCCAGGTGACCGTCACCCTGGCTGAGTACGGCAACGCCGTTCTCACCACCGCCAAGCTGCGTGGAACCTCGTTCCTTGACGTGGACACCGTCGCTGCCAACGTCGTCGGCTACAACGCCGGCATCTCGATTGACAGCCTCGTCCGCGACGTTCTCGCTGGCGGCACCAACGTCGTCTACGGCGGCGGCGGAGCGACCACCCCGACCTCGCGCACCACGGTTGCCGTGGAGGACGAGATTGAGGCGAACGATGTCCGCAAGGTCACCGCTCAGCTTCGTGGCGCGAACGTCCCCACCTTCAACGGCCTGTACATGGGCTTCATCCACCCTGACGTGTCCTACGACCTCCGGTCGGAGACGGGCGCGGCCGCGTGGCGTGACCCGCATGTGTACGTCGACACCGACATGATCTACAACGGTGAGATC